TTATGATATACTTTAACATAATTCATAATCTTAGACTTAAATTCTGATCACTACTCGGCAAGCCTGATCAGAGTCAATTTAAACACAGAGAGCAATCATACTCTGCTCAACTTTTTGAAAGTTATATTATGAAATTAGAAGAATTACAGCATGAAGCAAGAGAAGACCTTGCAATTATAGATCAAGAAAGACTTGATCAAGAATCTTTTAAAAATCAAAACATCAAACCAAAATGGTTAGAATACCGATCTAGGTATGACCAACTTCTTATTATGTCTAAGACAAACCATCAAAGAATGTGGAGACAGAAGTGGGAATACTATGGTGGTAAGGCCGATGCAAAAGTATATGCTGCAAAACCATTTGACATAAAAGTTCTGAAAACCGATCTAACAATGTATATTCAATCGGACGATGAAATACTAGAATTACAAAATAAAATATCTTATTATGAAAGTATCATCAAATATATTGATGGTGTTATCAAGTCTATTGATAATCGTGGATGGGATATACGCAACGCACAAGATTGGAAGAAGTTCGAAGCAGGAATGATATAATGCTTCAAAGTCGATATAATACTCTATACATGAAGAATATACTTTCCTTTATAGACAAACCTAAGATTGCAATAGAATATGGTGTGTATAAAGGTGGAACATTCGAACTACTAGGAGAGTATGCTGATATAGTATATGGTATAGATAGTTACTTTTTTGTTAAAGAAGATATCGAAAGTTTTGTTAGTCAATGGGTACATCCAAGAATGAAAAGCGGGTGGGAACTAGAAATTTGTGATGTTAGACAATCCAAAAAAGTTAACTCTCTAGAAAATGAAAGTGTAGATATTGTACACTATGATGCTGGTAGAGATAGAAAGACAACTCAATCTACAGTAGATATTTTTTTCGACAAGTTAACAGATCGAAGTATTGTTTCATTTGATAATTTACAACTCACTCCACTGGACAATATGTTCTCTATGTTATCTGGTTATAATAAGTTATTTCCTTTTGGTCTTACAGTAGATAAAGAAAGACGAGGTAAAGTATACTGTGCTAAAACAGAAGAGTTTGCACAAGAATATAGAGCTCGAATGGAAGAATGGAAAACAGAAACATTCAATGGTATTCAATGTGTTTACCAAAAGGAAGGTATGTCCTACGTAAAAAATGACCCAAGATATTAAAGATTATATTAGTTATTTTGAAGATGTAGTACCAAGTGCATTGTGTAAAGAAATTGTCTTTGCATCCGATACTGTATTCACACCATCAACATACTCTAATCACAAAGGTAAAGTAGAAAGTGAACAAAGAGTTCTAATGGATGAGTTTTGGGTTAGAAAAGATGGAGTATACTACGAACCATTAAAGTCATGTTATGAAGATGTGATTAAAAGATATAGTAAAATACATCCTTTATTTTCTGTACAAAGGACTACAGATTTCAGAATAAATAGATATAGTGAAGGTGGTTTTATGTCAAGTCACGTAGACAACATACATCACAGTCATGGACAAGAATATGGATTTCCTCAAGTATCATGTTTGTTATATTTGAATGATGATTATGAAGGTGGTGATTTTTATGTTGCTAGTGAAAGGTTTAGTCCAAAGAAAGGTTCTGCTATAATCTTCCCTTCTAACTTTATGTTTCCACATGAAGCAGAAGTAGTTACTAAGGGAACAAGATGGAGTATTGTTACATGGTTGATGTAAAAAAACACGAAATGTTTCCCACCGTTATACATTCGTTTTCTTTAGACATTGATGATTATGATATGAAAAATATGACTACTTATATTAGAAATAGTCAAACAAAAGTTGATTTATATCAGACAGAAGATGATTTACAAATAATGTCATTCTTTAGAGCCCTTGCCAATAAAATACTTGAAGTAAATGAAAAAATATTAGATGAATTGGGTTATGAATATGAAGGACTTAGTATCACTAGTATGTGGGGTAATATCATGCGGGCTGGTGCTACTCATCCTCCACACACCCATAGTAACAATTTTCTTTCTGGTGTTTTCTATTTAGATGCTGGAAACAAAACTGCACCAATACAATTTTTTGATCCTAGACCACAAGCAAGTGTGATGGTTCCTAGACGAAAAACAAACACTATATATAATTCTAGTATGATACAATTTGAAGCGGATACTTATAAGGGATTTGTTTTTCCATCTTGGTTACAACATTGGGTAAAGACTAACGAAGAAGAAAGAATGAGTGTATCATGGAATATACAGGTGAATGGTCATTACGGTGAACCAAAAACATTACAAAATGCATATATCAAAGAAAAATGAAGTTTACTTGGTTCTTCAGAATTTAGACCCTTCAACTGCACAGGAACTTACAGAGTTCTTTACTTTTGAAGTGCCAGGTGCAAAGTTTATGCCGACTGTCCGTAATAGAATATGGGATGGTAAAATAAGATTATTTTCACCAAGTACTGGACAAATCTATGTTGGTCTGTTACAATATATTAAAAAGTTTTGTAATACTAATAATATAAAGTACACTATAGACGAAGGGATAGAAAATGTTAGGGATGTTGTACGTAAGGACGTTAGAGGTTTTATCCGATCACTCAAACCAAAGTCGCAAGGAAAAAGTCTCAAAATACGAGACTATCAAATTTCGGCTGTTCAACTGGCCATATCCAGAAATAGGGCTCTTCTTGTTAGTCCTACTGCTTCTGGTAAATCACTTATAATTTATTCATTAGTTCGTTACTACCACAATCTGGGAGAACGGACTCTTATATTAGTTCCAACTACATCTCTTGTCGAACAAATGAGTTCAGACTTTGAAGACTACGGATGGTATGGTCACGTACAAAAAGTATATCAAGGTTACACAACAAAGGTAGAAAACGATGTAGTAGTATCTACATGGCAATCTTTATACAAAATGCCTAAGAAGTACTTTGAGCAATTTGGGTGTGTAATTGGTGACGAAGCACATTTGTTCAAGGCAAAATCACTTACAGGTATAATGACTAAGTTACATCAATGTAAGTATAGATTTGGTCTTACAGGAACATTAGATGGCACTCAAACCCATCGCCTTGTCCTAGAGGGGTTATTTGGTACGGCAGAACAAATAATTACTACTAAAGAACTTATAGATAAAAATACATTAGCAAACTTAAAAATTAAATGTATAATATTAAAACATTCTAATATAAGGGAGAGAATGAAATATGCTGAAGAATTGGAATATATTGTTACCCACGAAAAAAGAATTAGTTTCGTGGTTAATTTATTACAGCATCTTAGGGGGAATACTTTATGTTTGTTTCAGTTAGTAGAGAAACATGGTAAACCATTATTTGAAAGGTTAGAAAATGAACGATCAAGCGGAAGAGATTATTACTTTGTATACGGAGGAACAGAAACGGAAGAAAGGGAAAAAATTAGAACCCTTGTCGAGCAGTCGAGAGATTCGATCATTGTTGCAAGCTTTGGCGTTTTTAGCACTGGTATTAATATTCGTAACATTCACAACATCGTGCTCGCTAGTCCAAGTAAGTCAAAAATCAGAGTGCTTCAATCAATCGGAAGAGGGTTGCGTACATCATCAACTAAGGATTCCGTTTTAATTTATGATATTGCAGATGATTTAACTTATAAGGATAGACCCAATTTCACCTTAACACACTTCACGGAACGACTAAATATTTACAACGAAGAACAATTCGATTACGAAATTAGCAAGGTAAAACTCAAATGATAGAAGAAGTCAATACAAGTCCATACAGAATAGTTAAGTTGACTAGTGGCGAAAATATTATTTGTAAATTAGTATCTGATAACGAAAAATTAAAAGTCTCCCATCCCCTACGAATGGATGTGGTCACTCATATGACACAAAAAGGTATGGCAGAATCATTGAACTTGAGTAGGTGGTTACAACCATTTAGTGATCAACAAATTTATACAATTAATATGAGTCACGTTCTTACAATCGCAAACGTGTCTATTGGGCTTGAGAGATATTATGAACATGTATTGCGTAAAATTGAAGATTTAGATTATCTTGAAAATCGACTTGAAGAACCAAAAGAGGTTGATCTTCTAGAGGAAATTTTAGAGGATATAGAACCTGATTCAGATACTATTCATTAAACGCAACATTGCTTATTATACACAGTTTTTTTAATTTGTCAAGTTCCCTTTGTCCCTTGACATTATGTACAAATTATTGTATATTGAATAAATTATATTTTTTAGGAGTATTTGTATGCCCAGAAAAAGGAGCGTCCATTATGTGGACAACAAAAAATTTTTGCAAGCAATGATTGATTGGAACGAACAAATAAAAGAGGCGGAAGAGGCCGGTGATGACAGACCGGCAGTAACAAATTATATTGGTGAGTGTTTCCTAAAGATAGCAACACATCTTTCATATAGACCTAACTTTATCAATTACACTTATAGAGAGGAGATGATATCTGATGGGATTGAAAATTGTCTTCAATATGCGACAAACTTTAATCCAGAGAAATCGAAGAACCCCTTTGCATACTTCACCCAAATTATCTATTATGCATTTTTGCGAAGGATTGCAAAAGAGAAAAAACAATCTCATGTAAAAAATAAAATGATTGAGAAGGGAAGTTTTGAATCTTGGACAACTATGGAAGGTGATGACAGTTCTTATAGTGTCATGGGGTTTGATCCAAATCTTATGTTGCCTGATGAAGATGTATATAAACCCAAGACTAAGGCAATGAACAAAACAAAAGGATTGGAATCTTTTATGCATCCCTCTGAAGAAGAAGAAGTAGACAAAGTTGCTGAAAGAGGTGATGAACATTGAAACTTGCAATCATAACGGATACACATTTTGGTGCCAGAAATGATAACCAGAATTTCAGTGATTATTTCTATAAGTTTTATGACGATATATTTTTTCCCACTCTAGTTGACAGAGATATTAAAACTGTTATTCATATGGGTGATGTTATGGATAGGCGTAAATATGTTTCGTATAAAACTGCGACTGATTTTAGACAGAAGTTTATTGAGAAGTTTGAAGAACTGAATATTGATTTACATATCACTATTGGTAATCACGATACGTACTACAAGAATACGAGTGAAGTTAACTCTATGACTGAACTATTGAACAATAGTCAGATTAGTGTTTATACTGATCCAGAGGTTGTGGAGTTCGATGGACTACCAATTCTGTTGATGCCTTGGATCAATACAAACAATTATGATAAATCTATCAGAGCGTTGAAACAATCGAAAGCAGATACCCTTATGGGTCACCTAGAAGTTAATGGGTTTGCCATGAACGCAAACGCAATGGTTTGTGACGGTGGGTGGGATAAGGATGCTTTCAAACGATTTGATACGGTGTTTAGTGGACACTTTCATCACAAGTCAGATGATGGTCAAATATATTATCTTGGTACGCCATATGAAATTTATTGGAATGATTGTGATGATCCTAAAGGGTTTCATATCTATGATACGGAGACAAGAGAACTTGAACGTATCGTAAATCACTACAGACTATTTAAAAAGATATACTATGATGACTCCGATAAAGATTGGACAGAAGTATCAGTTGATGAGTATAAAGAGACATACGTTAAACTAATCGTAGTGAATAAGAAAGACCTGTATGGTTTTGATCAGTTTGTAGATAGATTGTTAAAGGCAGATGCATACGAAGTTAAGATCATAGAGGACTTTTCAGAACTAGATGCAAGTAATGTGTCTGATGATATCGTAGAAAATGCAGAGGACACGATGACACTACTTGAAAGATATATTGATGATTTGTCGATTGATCTTGATAAGAAAAGATTGAAGAATACAATGAAGTCACTGTACAATGAAGCACAGGATTTAGAACTTTGAAGATTTTAATTATGGGTTTGCCTGGGTCTGGTAAGACTTGGTTAGGTGAACGATTGGGTAAACATTTTAATATTCCATATTGGGATGCAGACGATGTTAGACGAATTTACAATGATTGGGATTTTTCTGGAAGAGGTAGAGAACAACAAGCATTACGTATGCGTAGACTTGCAGAGATAGACCCTATAAGTATTTCTGGGTTTGTTTGTCCCTTGCCTGGATATAGGTCTTTTTTCTTTCCAGATAAACTTATTTTTATGGACACTATTAAAGAATCAGAATATGAAAATACAAATAAACTATTTAAACCACCACACAAATATGATTTGAGGATCACAAAATGGATAGACGAAGACCAACTGTTCAAATGCTTGGACGATATCAGCCATGGCACGAAGGACATACAGAACTTTTCAGACGGGCTCATGCAAAAACTGGCCAAGTTATAATTATGGTACGTGATACAGGTGAGAAGTATCACAGCAGAAACGATATGTTATACTCTCTTAAACAAGCAGGGTTTAAGTATGGAGTAGACTACGAGATTATGGATGTTCCTAATATTGTAAACATCACCTATGGTAGAGATGTTGGTTACAAAATTGAACAAGAGAGTTTCGGACAAGATATCGAAAGTATTAGTGGAACAGAGATTAGAAATAAAATGGAAGGCGTTTATAGTTGATTGAATTTAAGTATGTGAGATGGAAGAATTTTCTTTCAACTGGTAATCAATTTACCGAAATACAACTAGACCGAAATAATACTACACTTATCATTGGTGAAAATGGTGCTGGTAAGTCTACTATTCTAGATGCATTATGTTTTGGTTTATTTGGTAAACCCTTTCGTAATATCAATAAATCACAGTTGTTGAATAGTATCAATAATTCTGCTGCATTAGTTGAAGTGGAATTTAAGATTGGTTCTAAGAATATCAAAGTAGTACGTGGTATTAAACCAAACACCTTTGAAATCTATATCAATGGTAAGATGTATAATCAAGATGCAAATGCCAGAGACTATCAGAAGTATCTTGAACAACAAATACTGAAATTAAACTACCGTAGTTTTACACAGGTAGTCATTCTTGGTAGTTCTACGTTCATTCCGTTTATGCAGTTAAAGGCTCGTCAACGTAGAGAGGTTGTCGAGGATATTCTTGATATTCAAATCTTTTCACTGATGAACATGTTGTTGAAACAAGAGTTGAAATCTATCAGTGAGGATCAGAGAGAGAATGATTATAACTATGATCTTACAGAAGAGAAGGTTAATCTGAAACAACAGTATATTGAAAACATCAAGGACAATAGAGAAAAACTTATTAAAGAAAAGAATGATCTTTTACAGGGCAATGAAGAAGAGGTACATAAGAAAACAGCAAGTGTAACTATGCTTAACGGTTCTAATGAAGAACTTCTTTCTGAAATACAAGATCAATCTAAAGTAAACAAGAATCAAGAAAAGTTAAAGACTATCAGAACAACTCTTACTGAAAAGAAAAACAGTAATAGTAAGATGGTTAAATTCTTTCAAGAAAATGAAGATTGTCCTACATGTGAACAACCATTAAATAATGCTGATGAAATGATAAAAGTCAAACAAGCAGAGGTTGATAAGTTTACAGATGCATTGAATGAACTAAAAGATGCACTAAGCAAAACTGAAAGTAGACAAAAAGAAATCGGTTCAATTGTAGACAAGATCAGAGAAAACGAAGTAACTGTTGCAAAGGAGAATAGTTCTATTGTGCAGTTAGAAAAGTTTAACTCTACACTACTAAGTGAGATTGCTCAGTTAGAAAGTGGTGATGTTGGTAAAGAAGATTTGAAAGAACTTAAAAAGTTGAGGACACACCTCAAGGTTCTAAATACGCAAAAATCAAAATTGCGTGAAGATCAGACTTATGCTGAGGCAGCAAGAAATATGTTGATGGATACTGGTATCAAGACCAAGATCATTAAACAGTATCTTCCTATCATGAATAAACTGATCAATACGTATCTAACGTCTATGGAGTTCTATGTAAACTTCACACTAGATGAAAACTTTAACGAAACTATCAAGTCACGATATCGTGATGAGTTTACCTATGCATCATTCTCTGAGGGTGAGAAAATGCGTATTGACCTTGCATTACTATTTACATGGAGAGCAGTTGCAAAGATGAAGAACAGTACGAATACGAACCTGTTGATACTGGATGAAATATTTGATAGTTCTTTAGATGGTTCTGGTACTGATGAGTTTCTTAAAATATTAAATACTCTTGATGGTGAGAATGTATTCGTTATTAGTCATAAACAAGATATGTTAGTAGATAAGTTTAGAAGCACAATTAGATTCGAGAAGGTGAAAAACTTTAGTCATGTTGTTGAATAAAAAAGTCAATGAAATCAATGACTTACGTGATAGTATCGACAAAAAAATGAGAGAATATGATGGGAAAACGATCTGACTTTGAAAGACAACCAAGAGATTTCTATCCGACTCCATTTGCGGCTGTAGAACCTCTTATAGAACATCTACCACAAGGATTTACCTTTGCAGAGCCATGTGCAGGCGATGGCCAATTATGCCGTCACCTAGAATATTTTGGTGGAGATTGCATGTGGGCAAGTGACATTGTACCACAGTTAGAAGGGGTGTTACAAAACGATTATACTGAAATTGGTGAAAACGAAGTTCTGGAGTCTCAATACATTATCACAAATCCACCTTGGGATAGAAAGTTGTTACATCCTATGATCGAACATTTCACTAAACTACGGCCTACATGGTTGTTATTTGATGCAGATTGGGCTCATACTAAACAGTCTGCACCATATATAAAGAACTGTGCAAGGATTGTCAGTGTAGGTAGAATCAAGTGGTTTGGTAACATGACAGGCAAAGATAACTGTGCATGGTATTTATTTTACGATAGTGAAGCAAAAACAACATTTCATGGGAGAGTATAATGAGAAAAGTATGGTTGAAAATACGATTGTTCTTTTCTAAATTTAAAAGAAAAAAGAAAGACTATAATAAAGGTAAGATATATCCACTATGGTAAAAAAGTTAGTTGCAGTAGGATGTAGTTATACTGCATCTGATTGGCCGTTTCCAGTGTGGCCTCAAGTTCTATCTGAAAAATTAAATTTGGATTGTGTAAATCTTGGTAATTGCGGTTCTGGTAATGAATATATTTTTAGTCAAGGATTGGATGCATTAAATAGATTTTCTGATATTGGTATAATGGTTGTAATGTGGTCGGAGTTTCAAAGAACAGATTGGTATAGAGATAATGGTAGGTGGGATTGTCTACATTTTAAGTGTGGAGATGTTTATAGAAATATACAAGATTGGAGAAATGAATTGATGGATACACTAACCCTAAAAGGATTTGATAACAAAAATTATCAAATAGATAGATCATTAAGGTTTATGTATAGTTTACAAACAATAGCAAGAAGTCTAAATATTTCTTTTCTTCATATGGTAGGATGTGAACCCATTCTCTTTGAAGATAGATATATGGGTGGAATGAGAATTATTAATAGTCCTTATTTTCACAAAATTGAAATGTTGGGGTGGCCTATTCTAGAAGATATTGGTGGGTGGACTATTGACACTTGGTTAGATAAAGTCGGTGGTTCTAAAAGATCAAAATCAAAACTAAGAATTAGCGAAACAGACTCACACCCAAATGAAGAAGGACATAAAAGAATTGCAAACAAATTATATAAGGATATAAAAAATGGCGATTATAAAATTAATTGATTCGGATAATCCAATATTGAAAGTTCCTCTGTCTGGTGTGAGTGAAGATTGTGATCGACAAAAGTTACAAAATGATCTTATAGAAACTATGAAGAACTTTAAGGGTTTGGGGTTGTCTGCAAATCAAGTGGGTAACATGGAACGTGTATTTGTAATGTATACAAATTTTGAGGAGAGAGAAGCAACAGGTTGTTTCAATCCTAAGATTACTCATTATGGTGAACAAGAAGTTTTTATGGATGAGGGTTGTTTATCCTATCCAGGCCTGTGGTTGAAAGTGAAACGTCCTTATAACATTTTTGTGGAGTATGAAAATGTAGAAGGGGAGTTGATAGAAGAACCCATGAAGGATATGGAAGCACGTATCTTTCAGCATGAGATGGATCATATGGAGGGTAAAGATTTTACTAGTCATGTTTCTAAATTGCGAATGGATATGGCAAAGAAACGTCAACAAAAACAACATAAGAAAATTAGACGGATGGTGGGCGTATGATTCTTGAGGATGAGTCAGAGGTAAAAACGTATGTAAAAAAGGACATATCAAATGTTATCGAAGATTTAGAAAGGTTTCGTCATGATCAAATATTACAAGATAAACGTAATAAGTTAATAGAAAACTATACACCAGAAAGATTAGACTATCTAGATCAAGTTGCAGTTTCTATTGCACGATTTGAAAATAGAATTGTTAGTGTTTCTACTTTATTTCATATTCCTTTATATTTTAATGCTTCAAGAGCACTTAACCGATATTATCAATCACCAGATTTCATAGAAAAGGATAAGAGGGAATACAAATCTCTTTATCATTTTGCTTTAAGTCATAGAATTTCTAAACATACCATAGAGATGATCAAACAACAATCAATTATTTGTAAGACAGATTTTATATTTTTATCACGTGAATATCCAGGCAAAAACGTATCGAAAAGAACATTACCAAAATTACGTGAAAACGATAGTAAAGATTGGTTTATGCCCCCAGATTTGTATAGAGTTGCAAACGGAACAAGTCGATCATGTTGGCAATACATCTTAATAAAGCAACTTAAAAGTACAGAGTTCAAACCTATGATACTAAATAAAAGTATAAAAGAGGAAGAACTGTTGCAAAAATATCACAGAATCGTCCAAAAATAAAAAAAACGACATAAGACTTCATTTTTTTCTTGCAAATTTAAGTTCTATAGTGTATTCTATAAACATGATGAAAAAGAAATCCACACTTGCAAAACTCCTCTCTAATGAGGATATCAATGTAGTCCATAAACATATGGAGACTGCATATTTTGACTCTAAGAAGCGTGAATTAGGTCTTCCCATCTGGAAAGATGAGGATATGACCAAAGACATTTACGATCTTATGGTTTGTCACGAAATCGGTCACGCTCTGTGGACTCCTCTGGATATGTTAGAGAAGGCTGCATTGCGAAAGATCAATCACTCTTTCGTAAACATTATTGAAGATGCTCGTATTGAACGGTTTGTTAAGGAAAAATATGCTGGTTCGATTGGTTGTTTCAATCGTGGTTATAATGAGTTGATTGCGAAAGATTTTTTCGGTACTAAAGGTAAAGATATCAATTCTTTCAACTTGATTGACAAAATTAACCTATTTTTCAAAGGTAACTCTGATGTTACTTTCTCTGATGAAGAAAAGGTTTGGGTAGATCGTACTGCAAAAACCAAGACTCCTGATGATGTTCTTGATCTTGCAGAAGAGTTATACAAGTGGATGGAAGAAAACGAGTCCGAAACTGATAATCATGATTCTGGTGAAAGTGATGGTTCACCAGAACCTAATAGTGAAGAAGGAGAAGGTTCAAATGGCGAATCTAATAGTGGGTCTGATGAAACTGGTGATACTGGTTCCAGTAGTGATGGTGATGATGGCACTTCTACTGAATCTGGCAATGAGTCTGTAGAGGAAAATAGTGATGATGGAAATTCTGATAATAACACATCTGGTTCTGAGTCTGACTCTGGCGATGATAAGTCTGCCGGTTCTGATGATACATCCAGTAAGAGTGAGGTAGAAGATACTGCTGACTCTGGTGATGGAGAAACTAAAAACTCTGAAACAGAAGGTGGTGTAGACTCTGATGGTAAAGGTGGTGCTCCTGTTGCAACTACCGACTCTGCCTTTGGTAAGGCGATGGATGCGATGCGAGACAAACTTGCTGCTGATCGTATCTACGGTAAAATTCCTAAGATAGATATCGACAAGTATGTTGTTGGATACAAGACTGTTATTGATGAGTTCTACAATGACTATGTTACTAAAAACTCTTCAGAAAATGATGGTTTGTATTTCAGTTCTTGTCTTAAAGATGTCGAGACACTTAAAGACGATTCAAAAAAGACTGTTGCCTACATGGTCAAAGAATTCGAGATGAAGAAATCTGCTGATGCGTATGCACGTGCTTCTGAGTCCAAAACTGGTTCTCTGGATATGTCCAAACTTCACACTTACAAGTACAATGAAGATTTGTTCTTGAAGGTGACTACTTTGCCTGGTGCAACTAACCACGGCATGATGATGGTTCTGGATTGGTCTGGTTCGATGCATGACAACATAAAAGGTACTCTATCTCAGTTGTTCAATCTTGTTTGGTTCTGCCGTAAGGTAAAGATTCCTTTTGAAGTTTTTGCTTTCTCTGATGCCTATGGTCGTAAAAATCGGCACCTGTGGAAGGACGATCTCTTAGATAACTTCAAATGTGGTGAAATCGCTCTCCATGATTTCAAATTGTTGAACTTCTTTTCCAGTAACATGACTCTTTCAGAAGAGACTAACATGATGCACGCTCTGATGATGTTCGCTAATCGTTATAGTGGATATCGTGATTGGGGCACGTTAGGTTATCCTCTTGGTAACAATGAGAATTACAACATGGGTGGAACTCCACTAAATGATGCAATCATTGCCATGATGGATATCGTTCCTAAGTTCAAAGAAGAAACTGGTGTTCAGAAAGTTCACACAATCTTCTTGACTGATGGTGCTTCTAACAGTCTGCATGGTGTGTATGATTACCACTTAGTTACTGAAGATAATGAAAATAACAAAAAAGGTGATCACATTAAAACGATAAACAGTGTTCGGTATTCTCAGTCAAAATTTGTAATCACCGATCCTGTAATCAACAAAACCTACATGTTGGAAGGTAATACCACCAACAAATTACTTGAAATTCTCAAAAATCGAGTTGATGGTATGAATGTGATTGGGTTCTTTATCGCTGGTTCTGGAAAATCTGGTCGAGTTGATAAACGTACAATTCAGTATCTTATTGATGAGTACGATATGACTAAGGTTATGGAACTAGTCAAGAAGATCAATAAAGAAAAGTATCTTGCTCTGACACAGTGCGGTTATGATGAGTACTATGTACTGCCTGGTGGAAACGCTCTTGCAGTTGAGAACGAAGGACTCAGTGATGAACTGGTCGGTGCTTCTAAGGCAAAACTCAAGACTGCCTTCGGAAAATCCATGAAAGGTAAGATCGAAAGTCGCCAGTTGTTGAACAAATTTGTGAAGTTGGTGGCGTGATAAAAATGTCACACTTCACAAAAAAACGACATAAGAGTTCATTTTTTACTTGCAAAATTGATCTCTATAGTGTATTCTGTATATATGATGAGAAATGAGAAAGGTTTAAATATGTATTTGTCTCCACGAAAAAAACTTTGGGTTGATACCGCCACTGAAATGTTTGGTGCTGGTTCTATTGTTTCAAAGTCGGAAAGTATTGAGGTTTCCACAAAACTCAATATTCCGAAACCTACTTGGTTCTGGAAAGCCTGTAAGGTAGGTTATAACCAGTTCAAACTTCCTAATGAGGAAGAGTATGGTGCTCCTGCTCCTGTAACCGCTCCTGCTGGTGATGCAGTTTCTACTGTTAATCTGGTTGCGACTAACATGGAAAAGGAAAATCTTGTTCCTTTAAAATTTGAAGGGTTCGTACCTTGGGGTAACTTTTCTCTGATTGAGAAAGTTGTCAAGTCTGGTATGTTCTACCCGATATTTGTTACAGGTCTTTCTGGTAACGGTAAGACTCTGATGATCGAACAGGTTCACGCTAAACTCAAGAAGGAACTTATTCGGTTGAACATCACCATCGAAACTGATGAGGATGACCTTCTCGGTGGTTTCCGTTTGGTGAACGGTGAAACCAAGTTCGTTCCCGGCCCTGTGATTGAGGCAATGGAACGTGGTTGCACGTTGCTCCTTGATGAGTGTGATTTGGGTTCTAACAAGTTGCTTGCCCTTCAGCCTGTTCTTGAAGGAAAAGGTGTTTTCCTCAAGAAGATCAACAAGTGGGTCACTCCTAAAGATGGTTTCA